CGAAATATCGAGTTACTTTAGAATAGTCGCCTTTATGTTTAATTCGAATCATTAGCTTCAACTCCTATCCTGTTGTGTTAAATTTCTTCTTGTTCTCTTCGTTAATTCGGATTTGCATTGCTAGAATTTCCTCTTTAGTTCGTTGTTTCGGAGGACTATTCTTGATGTTACATATTTTTATGAGTGCTATTAATCTATGAATATGCCACTTTTCAGCCTCAAAAGGTATGTTGTATGACGTCATCCAGTAATATATAAGTTCTGAAGTAATAACTTCTCCATCACTCTTCTTCTTACCGTCATCGTACTCATAGAATGTAGTAGCAGTACTCGGATGGTCGATATAGTTGATGATTTCGTCGTGATACTCGGACGCGAGAATGTAATATACCAAAGGGTCCACATTCTTGTTCAACATCATACAATGTATGTAATCTAGAACCTCCTCGTTAGTCAACTGCCTAGAGTTATTGAGAAACGGTTTACACCATCTCGACTCCCATTTTGAAATTGCGACAAGGGAGTGTTCTAGTCGTATAGTGCACTCATTCAAGTATGTGAACTCTTGCTTCTCATCGTCCCATATCTCCTGTTTAGGTATGGTTATCTGAAGCATTGGTTAATCCCCTATCTAGATTTGTTATGTTTCTTGTGATGCTTGAAATCTTGTACTTTAGGAGCTGGTTCCACACCTAAGTCTTTAGGTAGAATACCACGAGTAAATTCGTCAGCTGCTTTAGCATCTAGAGCAATCTCCATGAATAATTCGTCGTATGCACCACTAAATTTGAAAGTGTTAAGTGCTTCTTGCGATTTAACGAATTGCTTACCATCGAAACTCTTAACCCCATAAGCTTTAGTGATAATACGGTCGAACATGTCTAATAGTTCTTCTCCTCGTTGTTCAGCTACTAGTTTGTCGATATGAGCTGCTAGACCATTTGGCATAGTCATCTCTAATTGTAATAGCTCAGCTTTAGTTAGGTTGAAGTAGAAGTCTTCAGTGACTGTTTCTCCTGCAAAATTTTGATAAGTAATAGTTTTCTTTAGCATTTTAAGTTCTCCTCTCATTTTTAAAAAGAAAAGGAGCCCAATTAAGGGCCCCAGAAATATTAGCCAGCAGCTAAGATTGATTTGATTTCATCTGGTAAAGGCATACGAGCCGCTTCTGACTCAGTTCCGTACAAGATGTCTTCTAACTTTTTAAGTTTGTCTTTCTCAAGATCTGTTGATACGATTTCCAAGTGAGCAGTTGGACGTTTACCTTCCACAGCTACTGGAGTTGTTGTTAATTCCCATGAAAGTTTCATAGCTTCTGGGTCTTTATTGATTGTTTCGTATTGACGTGATGATGGAGCAGCCATACATCCGTATACTAAGTGAATAACGTATCCGTATTCTTCTTTCAATAAGTCGTTACCTAAAGTAGTAACATAAGAAAGTCCGAATGGTTTACGTGATTGTTGACCTACACGAACGCCTTTGATAAGTTCAGCAGAACCATCGCACTCAGCGAATTCTTTAGGATACGTGTAAGCTTCGATAGTAGCACCGAATTCTTCACTTGAAGTTAAGCTTAAATATTTAGAGTCGTTTGCAAATAATGGAGTTGACTCAGCTCCTGATGGGTTTTGGTTCACTGATGTGAAACCGTTCCATGCTACACCATCCACATATTTACCTTCTGTGTTTGGTTTGTATAGTACTGGGCGTTTTACACCCAATTCGTATAATCGTTTACCGATTTCATCCCATACTAATTTAGTCATTGTGCTATTTCCCCCTTAGAAATATATAGTAAGAATATCGTGATGTAGGTTCTCAGAGACGTAATGACGGTCATAACTACAATATGGTAGCGTCAATAGCTTGTCAATTACTGGGTTATCTGGTTTTCTACTAATCACGGTTAGTTGATATTTGTTGTCGTTTAGATAATCCGGACTATTTGTAGCGGCTCTAGTAGAAATATGTTCTCTAGTGTACTTAATAGCTGGATAATCCATGTTGACCGTAGCGGTCGGTTGGTAATATACGTTGCGACTACCTAGAGTCTTCTCTAATATAGCCTGTAGCTCAGTTCGTCGGTTTAGGACCATTATAGACACCACCTACTGAAATATGAACGTTAGGATATTGCAGATCGACGGACTTGACTTTCCAATATCCGCCGAGAGCTGGCAATAAGAACTTGACATAAGTTAACGCAAACATGTTTTCAAATAAGTTAGGATCCATAGTAACACTGATTTCGTTACTGATATTAACGTTATCGATAACAGTGCCTGAATTATCGTGTTGTCGGTAGTTCTTAATCAAATATCCGCTGTAAGTTTTCTCGGTAATAACGTCTTCATAAACGCCTGGTTCAACTTCCTGAGTTTTGCTGAATCCTAGAATACCGTGAAATTTACTCATAATTATTCATTCACTTCAATTTCTAAAGCGATAGCTGAATATGGTTTAACTAACGCACCAGAGCAACGAGTTTCAATTAGGTATTTTTGAGCATTGTAGTCGATATCGAAGTCGTCGAATAAGTTTACAGCTCCACCTTTGTCAGCACCTACGTTGTAGTCACCGATGTTAGTGATGATACCTAATAATTGTTTCTTCTTAGCTCCGTCTTGGCGTTTTTGGTTCTCCATAACTGGAACTGTGATGATTTCAGACACACGTAAAGTTGTACGTAATTTTTCTTCTGAATCGTAAATAGTACGTCCAGTAGTGTCTTCTAATAATAACATTTCTGTTAACACATCTTCAGTTGTGTATAACGCTGGGTTACCAGAACCTTTGTAGTCTTTACGAGATTTGATAGCTGAACGGATAAATGCTTTAGCCACTTTAGCTCCATCTTTAGGATCATCTACAGCAACTAATGATTTAACAGTATATAACTCTTCATCTTTCCAGATTGGACGAATATTTTGTTCATTAATTTTGTCGTCGCTTGAAGACTCACGTCCGTCCCCAACTAAGATAGCACGAGCGATTTCCTCGTCTAACATTAAACGCATTTCGCCTTTAATCCATGCTACTACGTCGAAGTCTGTGATATCAATCATGTCGTCACGATCAATTTTTTGCTTTTTATAGATTGTTGTTGGTTGAGTAGAACGTTTCAATAGTGTGAATACTTCTTCTTTTTTAAGTTTACCTTTAATATAACCGCGAGCACGAGCTTCGTCTTCAGTAATGTTCGCGAATAAAGATTTAACACGAGAGAATGGTGAGCGTTTAACTCCACCCATAACGCGTTTAACCCATCCCATATCACGAGAGATGAAATCTGGAACATTGTTTAATGTTTTAGCTTCTGGGAATAAGTAGTCGATGTGTGTTACACCGTGCTCTAAGAATGACTCTTTCAAGCTTCCGTAGCGTTTTCCGTCTGCTAAGATTGCTTGCATATCATCGTGTGATAATACGTTTTGCTCTTGCATGTTGTCGTTTTCGAATAAGTTGTGTTTCATTTCTTCAATTCCTCCTTGAACTGCTTCGCCTACTAGTTCATAGACTGCATCTTGTTGTTGTGGTGTTAGAGTGTTTAATACTTCTTCGATTGAAGCATCTTCTGGTAACTCTACTTCATCTTCGATGTACTCTAAATCGCCATCTTCGTCTTCGTCAGCATGTTGCATTTCTTTACCTTGGTTTTCTAATGCCATACCGATAAGTGCATATACTGCTTCTTGTTGTTCTTCATTTAATGTATCGAAGATATCTTGGATAGTTTTGCCACCTTTATCTTCGTGCATTAATTCGAACTCTTGATTGTTGTCATTAATCACAATATCATCTCCTGTATAAAGAATGAACTCGCCATCAGCATTAGAGCCGTGTGCGAGACTTACGTTTTCAATATAAGCTCCCGGATTAGCGCCAGCTAATACTAGGCTTACTTCACGGATATTGCCGTGTAACACGTCACCTCCGTTTTGTTTAAGTTTGTTAGCGTAGATAGATAACGCAGTAACATCTCCATGACGAACTGCTTCTTTCGCACGCTGACCAGCTGCACTTTGGTTAAATACAGCGTAAGTGTAAACACCTTCAGGACGGTTTTCCAAATATGCGTGTCCTAACACATTCTCGACATCGTCGTGTTTGTGCATCCACACTAAAGGAACCTTTTTACCGTTACAGTCCTTGAAAGCGTCACGTCTAATGGTACGGCCATCTGAACACTTTAAGTCGTTTCGCGATGCCCATCCACTAAAGTCATACTTCATTTTGACTTCCCTCCTCGTCATAGTATTGATCTTCTGGCGGCATTCCAGCTCCAGCGGTCGGATTTAAGTTCTTGTTACGTAATTCATCGGCTGCTGGGTCGCTAGACGGTTTAAGTCCAACGATTTGTCGTACTTCGTTAGAAGACATAACTTCATTACGAGTAAATTTATCAGCAATGTTAGATAATTCAGAAACAGGAACCAGTCTGAACGGATCTCTGAAGAACTCAATCGATTGACGTTGTGTTCTAGCCGTCTTAGTCAAGAATTTACGTTTGAATTCGTCGACGACTGCTGAGATAATAGGCTCGATGGTTCGAGTATAGTAGTTCAACATAGTCTTCTCATCTGCAGTTCCTTCTAAAACTGATTGGGTAATCCCAAGTTGGCTGTATAACATCTTAGTCAAGTATTCGATTTGAGTCATGAGGTTGTTTTCGACTGAGCGGTTAAGTTGTGTAATACGCTCAGTACCGTCGGTATACGCGATACCGTATCTAGAACCAGCTAACTGGTCTTCGATTAGTTTACGACGTTCTTCTGCTTGTTTACGTCTAGCTTCGGTCTTAACAATATAAGGTAATTGAATGATCATGTCCAATTTACCAGAGCTAGTTTGTTCATCTACAACGTCTAATAAACTTAGTTTTCTAATCAATCGTTTAAGAGTTGAGTTAGGTTCGTTCATTACTGCATAAAGTGGATTTTCAATAATAGCAATAGAACTCTTAGGTAGCGTCAATTCTTCGTGGTTACCTGTTCGGTCGTTATAGATACGACACTTGACATGTCTTGGGTACCATTCTAGAATTTTAGCAGTTCGCATAGTCTCGATGTCGAAAGTTCCGGGTTTGTAAATATCTGTATCAGTATCGATTGGAACTACTGCTACGACACCTTCGTCAAGCATAGACATAATAACGTCCTGCATTAGAGCACGTCCAGTTTGGTCGATATTAGCTTCCACTGAGAAACACTGGTTTAGTTTAGACGGCATTGTATCGACGTATCGTTCGTTTTCGTCTAATCTAACGTGCTTTATCTTGATAGATGCCACATCCAGAGCAATTCTATTGTAGATAGCTGTAACTATAGAACGCTCATTACCGCGAGTTAATCGTGGTCTGTCTGGACGGTACGAATATGAGATACCTAAATCGTTTCGGTATTCCATCGTCGGGTCTTTGTTCAGCAGCGTATTCCACGCATGCTTTAATCTACTTCCGAATGATTCTTCCATTTTGATTTAATCTCCTATCTGGTTTACTTTTGACGAGCTAATCTTTTGGCTACTTTCTCTTTTCGACGATCGTGATATCGTTTAGATTTAGCTGCGTGGTCAGATACTTTAGAAACCCTACCTAGAGTAGCTTGGTTAGCGGCGTTCCATAGAGCACCCTTAGCAGCACTCGCAACTCTTCCGGAACCTTCAGCTCGATATTGATTATACTTCTTAGCTCCGTACGACCCCATTAGGAAAGTTTGAACTAATGATTTACCAAATGATTGATTTACAATTCGCTTGTTTCGAGCGGCTTCACCGTCTCCATATAGTCGATTAGCGGCCTTTTCTCTAGCTAGAGTTTTTTGCTTTTTAAAGTTAGCTTTAGCGTCTTTATATTTTTGAGCGTTTCGTTCTACATCGCGATCGTATTTATTATCGATAGCATCTAATTTAGAATCCCACTCTCGCTTGACGGCTTTAACGTCACCTTTATTACGCTTAGCATCTTTTATAGCAGCTCTTCGGTCAGCAGATACTTTGTTGTATTCCCCTAAAGCCTTGTGGAAATTCTGCATATCTTCGTCGTTTAATCTTCGTTTTTCTTTCTTCCAAGCTTTCTTAACAGCTTTTACTTCTTTACTCCTACGAGTACCCCATCTCATACCAAGGACACCGTAATGTTTTAACTCATCAGACATTAAACCACCTCCTACTATTTCTGTTTTCTGATTAATTTAGAACCTTCGTTTAAAACCTGTCCAACGCGACCTTTGACGGTTCGTTGTGGTTTAAATGTATCCTTTAGATAATTAATATGTTCTTTGGTAACATGCTCAGGACTTGGTATAGTACCCCATGTTCCATATCTAATGATAGGACGATTAGCTCTGGTTCTTGCTAGTTTCTTAGTGTCTCTATCAACTATAGCGTTAACGCCTTGTTTCTTCAAGTTTTCGAAGTAACTTGACTTGACGTTATCAGCATACTTGTTGTCATCTTTAAGAATTTTCGTAAATCCGTCATAAGCGTCTCCTCTCAAGAATTTCTTTTTACCGCTCAAAGCTTTTCGCAGAGCCATGACAGATTTATCTTGTTTGTCAGTTCCTGCGTGAGTACGCTTAAGAGCCTCTGATAAATCTTCTCTAAAATGTCTATCGTTCTTAAACTTGTCTACGAATGTATCTCTAGCTTTTTTAGGAGATGCTACCGTTGTCGCTTTATCGAATTTGCTATTTAATTCGAATACTTTGCCTCGTGTATCTTTTCTTAGATATTCTTGAATTTTTCTAACGTTTCCGTATCGGCCCTTCACATCAGATTTATCATATACAAACGAATCGCTCCGATGATTCCCAATAGGTTGACCTGGTTTAAAAGATCCGTATTGTTTAAAAATTGTAGAGCTAGGTAATACCGTATCCTTAACATACTTCTTATAGGCTAAATATGCACCAGCGGCTGCTAAAGCCGTACCACCAGCGATAGCTAGAGTTTTCTCAGCTCTGATACGATTTTTAGCTCGTCTATCAGCCTCTTGAGAACTGTAGCCTTTTTGAGAATATTTAGATACTAAATTATCGTAGTGTTTAGACGACTTAGGTTGGTTTGATGAATTTGGAGCTTTGGATTTGTGTTTACCCCACTTCATGCCTAAAACGCCGAAATGTTTTAACTCGTTATTCATGGAATCACCTACTTCTTAAGAACTTTCATACTCTTAAGAATATCACCAGTCTTCTCTCCAGCTTTCTTACGTTTATTAACTTCTAACCATTGTTTGTTAGTGAGTTCTTTCTTAAGATGCCAGTAGTTACCAGAAGAGCGGTCGTAAATACGAGTACGCTTAACTTTCTCTTGTTTCTCTTGACGTTTAATACGATTGTGTTTCTTAACGGCTTGATACGTAGCTCGTCCTGCAAATGCAGCTGCTGGTAATGCTACACCATAAGCAAATTGCGGATTATCTTTTAAGAATTGAATACCTTGCTTACTGTGCTTATTTAACATCTTGACGGCTGGGGTAGCATTTGCAACAGCTCGTTTA